TATTATATTCTAGGAGGAATATTAACATGGCAAACACAACATTTACAGGACCGGTACGTTCCGAAAACGGATTCCAGTCTGTAGTAAAAAATCTATCAACAGGTGAATTTACACCTAACTACCTAAACGTAAAATTTGATTTCGTTGGTATGACTCACGCTGCAGTTACTGCAGGAGCTGGAGTTGCTTTACCAGGCGGTCAAGTTAGTACGGTAAACTTTACAGGCGCAGCAGCTTGTTCGATGACTTTACCTTCAGCTATCGCTGGAACTAGATGTGCTTACGTTCAAAGAGTAGACACTACTGGTGGAACAAACACTTTAACTTTTGATGCTTTAGGAACTGATGCATGGTACACAGGTTCTTTAATTGAAACTAGAGCAGCTGATAATGTTTCTTATGATACTTCAGTAGCTACTGAAGGGTCGTTAGTTTTCACTGCAGCTAATGCAACGACAAACTTCTTTACAATTGGATGTATTTTATATTTCTCTTGTACAGAAGATGGCTTTTGGCATGTAGGTCTTGACTCGTCTAAAGATCCTTTAGCAGTTAAAGGCGCATTTGCTTGGGCAGCTTAATAAATAATTAGTGTGGGGCTTCGGCCCCACATATTAATTTAAGGAGAAAAAATATGTCAGGCGGCGGATCATTTTCAAGCGACCAAACAACCTTAAACTTAGCTACAATTGGAGCTGATACTTTAGCAAGAGCAGGTAGAGCTAGAATTACTTCTATTCAAGCAAAAGGAATAGCAAGTTCTACATTACTTTTATATAACGTAGCAACATCCGGAGCAGCTGCAGCAGGTAATTTAGTAGCTACTTATAATTTTGGAACAGAAGGACTAGAAGTTTATGTACCAGGTTCTGGAATTCTTTTTGATGAAGGAATTGTATATAACTTAGCAGGTTCAGGTGGAAGTGTTACAGTAACAATAACTGGCGGATAAGGTTTATACATGGCGACTATTACTTATACAGTTACGGTTGCAACTGGAACGAACCAATATAGTGCTAATGCAAATAAGTTCTATATTAACGGAGAAGTTAGTCCGGTTCTAGAATTGCAAGAAGGCAATACTTACATTTTTGATCAATCAGATTCTACAAATGCAGGTGGTGGCGGACATCCTTTAAGATTTTCAGCAACAGCAAACGGAACTTGGGGAACAGCGCCAGGTGGTGGTGCAGGAGTAGAATACACTACAGGTGTAACAACTTCTGGAACTCCAGGAAATGCTGGTGCCTATACTCAAATTGTTGTCGCTCCAGTACAAACTGTAGGCGCTCCGGTTTTATTTTATTATTGTTCTAATCATTCCGGTATGGGTAATACTGCCCTTACAACTCCTCCAACTTCAGGTGAAACATTTTTTAATCCATCTATGGATGAAATTATTGAAGAAGCTTTTGAAAGAACAAATATGAGAGGAACTAGAACAGGTTATCAATTGAGATCCGCAAGAAGATCATTAAATATTATGTTTTCAGAATGGGCCAATAGAGGAATTCATTTATGGAAAATAAAATTAGCTAAAATACCTTTAGTTCAAGGTCAAGCAGAATATAGTTTTGCAACAGACTCAGTTAACTTCCCAAATGATTTAGATGAAGTATTAGAAGCTTACTATAGAAATAATTCTACTCCAACTGCACCACAAGATGTTGCACTTACAAAAATAGATAGATCACAATATTCACAAACACCTAATAAATTAACACAAGGTACACCTTCACAATACTATGCACAAAGAAAATTAAACCCAAGTATATTTTTATATGCAACACCGAGTTCAAGTATATCCAGTACAACTACACCAAGTAGTTTTCAATTTTGTTTTTATTATATGGCAAGAATTCAAGATGCAGGTGCATATACAAATACAGCAGATGTTGTAAATAGATTTTATCCATGCATGATGTCAGGTCTTGCTTATTACTTAAGTTTAAAATTTGATCCTGAAAGAACACAATCATTAGAAAGAACTTATGAAAGTGAAATGTTAAGAGCACTTGATGCAGACAATCAAGGTACATCTAGTTTCATATCACCACAAACATTTTATGGGGATGGTGTATAATGGGTGGCTACGCACGAGGAAAAAATGCTTTAGCAATTTCTGATAGATCAGGAATGAGATTTCCATATTCTGAAATGGTTAGAGAATGGAATGGTTCATTAGTTCATTACTCAGAGTTTGAAGCAAAACAACCACAGCTTTCTCCAAAACCTGTAGGTTCAGATCCACAAGCTTTATATAATCCAAGACCACAAAGATCATCTACAGCTGTTTTAATTTTATTAGACAACAATCCGTTTACAAGTATTATTTATAGTGGGACAACTTATGTAAATGTTTATTCAGAAGATCATCAAAGAAAAGCAGGAGACGTCGTAAGATTAAGAGGAGCACCAGAAGTAACAACTGCAGGAACAGGTGGAGCTGACGCTTATAATTTGCAACAGTTTGCAAACATACCTACATTTGATAATGTAAGTGATTTAAATAATGCAAATGGTTTTACAATTGCATTAGGACAAATAGATTCTTCAGGAAATGTTACAGGAGATACAACAACTGATCCTTTAACAAATCCAGTAAGTTATTTTTATATAACTAGCACTAGCAATGCAACAACAGGTAATATACAAGGAGGAGGTCCAGCTTGTTCTGCAGGACCCGTAACATTAAAGGCATTATAATATGGCATACACATTAGCAAATTTAGAAAATGATATTAGAAACTACACAGAAGTAGATAGCACTGTATTTAGTTCTACTATTCTTAATCCTATTATTAAAAATGCAGAAAACAAAATTTATAGAGAAGTAGATTCTGATGAAGAAAGACACTATGCAACTTCTAACACTATTAGAGAAAACAGATATGTAACTATACCTTCTGATTTAAGATTTATTAGATACGTTCAACTAACTAATACTCAGGGAGATCAATTTTATTTAGAGCAAAGAGACACTAGTTTTATGGCTGAATACTATGCAACACCTAGTACACAAGCTGTAGGAATACCAAGATATTATGGTAATTGGGATACAGAATTTTGGGTAATTGCTCCAACACCTGATAAAACTTATGAAATTACTCTAGCTTACAATAAAGAGCCTGTTAGTATTACAGATACAGTTAATCCTACAACTGCTCCAGCAGCTACAAACGGAACTTATTTGTCAAACAAATATCAAGATTTACTTTTGTATGGTTGTCTGGTAAATGCATATGGATACTTGAAAGGACCTCAAGATATGATACAATACTATAATCAGGCTTATGAAAAAGCTCTGATGTCGTATGCGATTGAACAACAAGGTCGAAGACGCAGAGATGAATATCAAGATGGAGTTATTCGTACTCAGTTAAAATCCGAATCCCCATCGAGTTATTAATAATTAAGGAGATAAAAAAATATGGCAAATATAATACCGTTTAGTTTCAGAGGTGCATTGTTTTCGGGACAACACGATTTTCAAGCATCTGGAGGAAACGCTTTTAGTCTATCTCTGTATGTTGGAAGTGGATCTTTTCCATACACAACAGCAAGTACTGTATATTCAGCTACTGACGAAGTAAGTTCTGGTGGAGGCTCTAATTACGCAGTTAAAGTTTTAACTAGACTTGGAGTTGCTTCAAGTACAGCAGTTGCTTCAGTTGACTTTGATAATGTAACTTGGTCAAGTGCAACTTTTACTGCAGCTTATGCAGCAATTTACAATACAGATACAGTTGATGGAACAGCAAACAGACTAGTAGTGGTTTTAGATTTTGGTGGAGCAAAGACAGCAACGAATGGTGATTTCACTATTACGTTCCCTGATCCAGCTACACCTGCTAATGCAATTATTAGTATGAGTTAAGGAAAAAATTTATGGCGTTGGTAATAAATGACAGAGTAAAAGAAACTAGTACTACTACAGGTACAGGCACGTTAGATCTTGCCGGTGTTGTAACTGGTTTTGTAACTTTTGTTGCAGGGATTGGTAATAGTAATACAACTTATTATGCAATTCACGAACAAGGCACAGCAAATTTTGAAATAGGTATTGGAACAGTAACTGATGCAACACCTGACACTCTTGCAAGAACTACAGTTTTAAATAATTCTTTAGGAACTACAGCTAAAATTAATTTTTCAGGCACTTTAGATGTATTTTGTACAATGCCTGCAAGTAAGTCTGTCTACTTAGACTCGACAGGAACACCAGTAGGAGCAGCGTCAGCTGGCTTTGCATTAGCAATGGCCGTGGCGTTATAAATAGGAAAAAAATATGGCACAAGATTTTAGAAATAATTTACAATCCGCGGTTGGAACATCACCTGTAAACTTAATTGTTGCAGGAGATTACGATGCAGTAATTGGAATTAGAGTTTGTAATATTTTAACTTCTACAGTTGAAGTTGATGTTTACATAACTAATAGTGGAAA